GTCGGATGGTTTAAGGGTCGTAAAAGTTTAGAAAGGTTTAGATAATCGTTATGGCAAACACCAACACTCTCAGCAAGAAGCGTCAGGTCATCAATCATCTCTCTCGCGGTTGGGGCATCGATGCCCGTGAAGCACTCAACAAGTACGGAGTTCAGAATCTCCGCGCTACCATGAGTGACATCCGCGAACAGGTCGAGCAGTACGGCAACTGGGAGATTGAGACTGTCGAGAATGGCAGCACGACTCGCTACTTCATGCGCGATACTCACCCAGGTCGTCGCACCTATGGGTTCCGCAAGGACGGTTCTCGTTTTGTGATCAACAACGGTTGATCTAACAATTAAATACACGCGAAGGTGTGGTGGAAACGCCACACCTTTGTTTTTATGACAGACTTTGATAATCTTTTAAATTTTACTTTTCCTCTGTGTATGGAGATTCCTAGACAGAAGAAGCATATTTCTTTGATTTTTCACAAGAACAGACTTCTTTCAATTGGTAGAAATTGTTTCAAGACACATCCAAAGGCAAAAGAAATTGGTTACGCATATGAAGAGATGCATTCCGAATTGGATGCATATCGTAAACTTCCATATAAGTACCGTGGATTAAAACTCACTCTTGTCAATGTAAGATTTAATCGATTTCAAGAATTAAGAATGTCAAAACCATGCGAATTATGTACTCCTTGGTGTCTTGAAGTATTTGACGATATATACTATACAGACAACGATGGTATTCAAAGAATGGAGTGAATTATGAAATATGTATTGAAAGAAACAAAAGAATCCTGTATCATCTTGGAAACATACACCGATTTGTTTGGCCAAGAAATGGTAAGAATTAAAACAGAATCTGGTCAAGAATTTGCAGTTGGCAAAGAAGATCTTTCTCTTTTTCTACAGGATTAAAAATGTATAGACTACACATTGATATTCCAATGCCATTCACAGAAGAAGAGGCATTGAAGAAGTCAGAAATGCTAATCGCATTTTTGCAAAATACCGTTTTAATTGAAAAAATTGAAATTGATCAAATCAATTATCGTCTAGGTCATGATGATGATCGCCAGAAGAGTAATTATTTCATGAAAGACGAAAATGGTCATGTCAATAATAAGAAGTCAAAGATTGTTCTTGACAAAGTATAAGGATCTGATATAATAGATCCAACGCGCTGTGGGAGGTCTTGGTTATCTCAGATCGACTTATAATCGATTAAGACTAGGTTCGATTCCTAGACAGCGTATTATGCCCTAATAGATTAACTGGCTAAATCCCTGCCCTTTCAAGGCAGTGAGTCGGGGTTCGAGTCCCCGTTAGGGTATTGCCATCTTAGCTCAGTGGCAGAGTCATGCTTTTGTAAAGCATAGGTCGTGAGTTCAAATCTCACAGATGGCTTTATGACACTACCTGATGAAATGTTTAATTCACTACGCGCAGCAAGATCTTTCATGACCGACATGCTTGATCCTTCTGTATATCCTAAACTGCCGAAGCAAGTTCGTCTGGCAGCAAGTGCTCGTTTGAAACATTTTCCAACTGACTATGATATTAATCAACTAGAGCAAATGTACAATAATTCTAATAAGGATAAGGGTATTCTTATTGGAGAAACCAACGCCGAACTTCAGCGTATTGCGGGAGAGGCAATGTTGGTAAATGCTCGTCTAACTAAAGTATCGCAATCAATACAGGAACTTATAAATAAACCTTGATATCGTTGATCTATGTAAACTACCCAACTGCACGGGGGTGCGAATCCCCCCGACTCCATTCGACACTATGGGCGTTCTGACGAAAACGCGGTCTTGACAAGAGATGCTCTTGCGTAAAACGGTCTATCTAGTAATTGACCGACAAAGCAAGATAGATGGTGTAATCCATCATAGTGTCACAAACTACGGGGTCGAACAGAATCGACAGGGGGATGTGAGCATTAGGGAGATATCCGAGAGGTAGTCAACAACCCTCGTTAAATACCAAAGTTGGCAACATAAATGCCGCACCAATGCGGATGGCTGCTTGAAGCAGTGGGGATTGGTCATCCCGCATCTGAATCGACTCAACCCCTAGTAATAGGGGTTGTTTTTTATAAATATACATATTGTACGATCTTTTTGTAATGTCAAGAGGATCATACATGCAAGAACCAACACCAAACGATTTAAACGCGATTGAGGAATTCTTAGTTAAAAGAGGAATCGATATAGGATTTCTAATTTCAGGTTTTTTTGGTGCGTTGCTTCTAGTTTCTAAAAATTCAGCACAAAAAATAAGCACGACAATAGCATCCATATTGTCTGGAGCAGCATGTGCCAATTATTTAACTCCTGTGGTTATGAATTATATGCCAGAAAGCATAAAATTAAATGGAAGATATGCTGTGGCATTTATAATGGGTTTTTTGGGACTTAAAGGATTGGAATTGATTTTAAATAAATTATTTGTAAAACTTGAAGTAAAATCTAAAGAAAAACAAATTTCCAAACCTAAAAAATCAAAGAAACCTAAGAAACCTAGAAAGGATTAATCATGGAAGAATATAAAATGCCTATTAATTTTATTGCAAGTGGTGTATTGACTATTGCATTTATGTTGTTTTTAATATTTGTATTTGGAAGAATTAATTCCAGGATATACAATCTACCCTGCTATAAAACAATAGGGGCAAAAATTGGACTGTCAATATGTACCTGTGGTGCATTGCTAAATACAATAACATTTAGCAATCCACCTTGGTCTGAAGTTATATTGAATAGTGGTCTTGCTGTATTGTTCTCATGGGCATCATGGTTTCATTATAGAACTTTCGTCATACCATACAAACAAATGAGTGTAGAATGCAAAGTTCAACAACCTAAAAAGAAAACAAAAAAAGTAATCAAGAAATGATTGACTTTTCATATATATAATGATATAATATGAAAGTGATTTATGAAAGATGAATTAATACATGTTCAATTTACTAAAGATGATCGTTGCATAGATATGCTACTCACAATCGAAGAGATTGAAAAAGGAGTAGAAAGAGCAATTGATCCAAATTACATAGATTCATTATCGCCCACATGCTGTACATGTTGGCCAATAGAAAAACCCCCAAAATGTTCATTTTGGGATCGTATATTGTGTAAGTGTCCAAAATAAAAAGGAATAAATATGGAAAATACTGAGGTAAAGATCGTTCGTTTAATGAGTGGTGAAGAAATTATTTGCAATTATAAGGTTGCTGGTGGCATGGCAATTCTAAAAGATCCAGCAGTTTTGATTCCTTCACCAGAAGGAAAACTATTGCTTGCTCGTTGGTTGCCATATGCTGATCATCCAAAGAGTGGTGTCGAAATTCCAGCAAGTCAGGTGCTATTTGCACTTGATCCACAAAAGGATCTAAGCGATCACTATGTAAATGTAGTTGTCAATAATCTAGTAGTTCCAGGCAAGAAACTAGTAAATCCACTCGAAGACTCAAAACTAAAGTTAACAGTTTGATCTTGACAGCGGGGGATGCTTATGGTATAATATAAGCATATTCCCGTAGCTCAGTTGGATAGAGCAACGGTTTTCTAAACCGTTGGTCAGAGGTTCGAGTCCTCTCGGGAATGTTATGAAAAAAAGAACTAAACTACTTAAAGTTGATACAGTTGGATATTCATATGCTAGAGCATTTCGTTCTAGCAAATATTCTTGGTTTCGTTTATTTGATGAAGAAGTGAAGAAAGGTAATATTATGCTAAACAATAAGACATATATCGCTATCGCTACTGCTGGTTTTGCAACGCAAGTTTTTGCATATCTATGCTCTGGACAACTAAATATTCAAACTCTTGCAAATTTTAATGCATTTGGATGTGTAGCAATCTTTATTGCGTTTCTTGGTTATGCTCTTAACACAATGAGTGAAATTGAAAAGATGAAGAAAGATGTAGATGGAATGTCAGAGGATTTCCGTCGAGATTTTGATGCAGTCTATCGCTACATCGATGATTGCAATCGTGATAATCGAATGGATATTGATACCGTTCAACGCGAACTAAATGACAAGCGAAAGCGTTGAATTTGATAAATATTTGTGAATGGTAAAAGCAACTTATATTTACTCATTTTTAGAACTAAGCGGTAAACCAAAAAGATTTATAGAATCAAAGTCTGAGTGTAAAATACAGGGTTACGGTGTCTCAACGGATACCGTAACCCTTTCTATTTTGTATGAAAATACAAATGCGTTTAATATTATCAATAAAACTTTATTAGACAAATTTAATCTAACTCCAATTCATATCAATTTCATTTAGGGGGTATCATGAAGTTATATACAGTAGATGCAGAGCAAATTATTTTTCATACTATTTCTGTATTGGCAAATAATGAACAGGAAGCATATGAAAGAGTAAATGAAATTATACAAGAAAAAAGAGCATTTTCTACTAGTCAGCAAATTAATATAACTGACATTAAATTTAAAAATTAACCTCTGCCATAAAAACTAGTTCTTGAGTTTCCATTTCTATTGATTGGACCAGATATAGAGGAAATTGAATTATTTGCACTTGCTATATTTGATGCTAATAGATTGGTTATCTGGACTAATTTGTCTGTAGTTGTTGTTTCTCTTGCAGTTTCAGTTTCTGGAGTTACACATGCTGATCCTGGATATATTGTTGTAGTTATATTTTGCTCTTTGCTGCTTCTGAATCTGCACTGTGTTACTGTTTGATTATCTAAACATCCTATTGTTATCTGACCACCTATACCATAGTTTTGAGTTTTGATACATGCTCCAGTTTCTATTTCTAATAGATTTGGTTCTATTGTATATGGTTCATTAAATTTGATATATGTATTGACTAGAATTTTAGATTCAGTTTTAGTTTGTGTTGGAATTGTTCCTTTTATTTTTAAAGTTTCAGATCCATTTGGTTCTTTAGATAATTCTAAAACTTCATATTTTCCATCTATTCCACTAAATGAAACATAATCTCCAATAGAAACACCCATATAAGTGAATGAATTTTTAGTATTATATCCAAATACATTTCTAATAGTAGTTACTGATTTTGTTTCTGTGTTTGAAAATGCATTTACGGAAATGATAGGAGTGTCAATGAAATATTTTTTATCATATCTTGATACATTCTGAATTAATGAACTAACAGAAGTAACTGTTGCTCTTATTATTCCTTTAAAGAATTCATCAAATACAAATTCCCCTGAAATATCGCCATTTTCTTCCAATGATTGATCTGTATATTCACCATTGAAGATATAAAAGGTTGTTCCAGGAGATATCTTAGAAAAGAATGATTTAACCTTTGTTTCTATTTCTTCATTGTTCTGATTTGTAAAATCAATAAAGCATTCGGTATTATTATTAAAAAATATAATATTTGGAATTGATGTTATTCCACTATTATATGATATTTTTTCTTGCTTTACAGACTCAAAAATTAAACCATAAAGAATATTACTTCTAACTAATACTAATTTCTCAGTATTATTATTTTGATTATAATTGGTGGTGTTTTGGTATGAATTTCTCACGATGAAATGTATGCTATTGTTGCTGTGATTCCAGAATCTATTCTGACAAACACTTTCTTTAGATCATCTGTTTCTATGAATACGCTATCGCCTGGATCCAGTATATATCCATTGGTTGCTGTTAGTGTTCCACCATTTCCAACATATACTGGACCATTATTTGTTCTTAGTGCTTTTATAGTAACACCAACTTTTAGTGCTCCAGATGCAATTGATGTTGGGGTTGTTGTTACTGCTTTTTGACCATGAAGTATTGTGGTTGGTCTTTTTATTTCCTTAACAGTTACATTTGCACCACTAGTGCTTGATAATTTATTTGAAATTGTCTCTATTACTGATGTGTTGGATGAAATAGTGGCAAGATTAGTAATTAATGGTTTATTTGTGTTTTCTAAAGAATTTACTATATTGGTGTCAACTATCTGAACACTTCCCGATATTCCAACTGGTACTGGTGCTGTAGCAGCAATCTCTACTGCTCCACCAGCAAGTTGACCCTTTACTGTCACGGGGGTTCCACCACCAGAATATCCCTGTATTCTTAGTGGACCGCTTGAACTAGTTACTCCTACTTCGGATACATAAGATACATTAAAATTAATTCCAGTATTAACCAATGCAACTTTAAGTGCATCTCCAGACATTCCTAATGTAGCACCATCACTTCCATATACTCTAGTTAATACTTTATTTCCTAAGTCAGATCCCCATACGGATATGCTATGGTTTGCAGCAGATAGAGAAAGTCCAGCAATTCCAACAGTTCCGCTTACAGCAACACTATCGGTTGTACTGTTTAATCTTCTTCCACCAGTAATTCCAATCTCAGGACCACCAGTTACACCATAAACTGCAACTTGATTTATAATTGAGACTGGACCACAAATACCAATTCCAGTTCCATTTGTTATTCCCTGCACTCTTCCGCTAATATTAACTGGAGAGTCTGTAGTGTAAGTTGAACCTTTAACTATAATTGGTGTTGTTGTTGTATTCTTGATGAAGAAATCACCAGTGCCAGAGACAGTTCCAGTTACAGTTAAGGATGCACCAGTGTTTCCATATACTTTAACTGGCATAGGATAAGTTTCGCTAGTCCTATATGTTAAATTTTCAGTGCCCCAAACAACTTTAGCAATTTGAGCATGAGTTGCAGTAAACCCAGTTCCACTAGTTCCATAATCAGTAGCAAGAATTGCTGTTCCATTTGCTATATTGATTTCAATGTTGTCTGCGGTATATGGCATGAATTAATCCTTTATTTGTATATATATTAGTAGACTTGATCTTTTTAATTCCATATGCTATAATGGTGACATGTTACACACAATAACCAAAGAAGAATTCTCAAAAAAAATTGAAAAATATGTTGAAGAAAAAAATTCAACATATATGGATGCCGTATTAATGTATATGGAAGAATATTCATTTGATTTTTCAGTTGCCCCAAAACTATTAAATCAACCAATATTAGAAAAAATTGAAAACGAAGCAAGAGAGTTAAATTTTCTACCAAAAGTAAAAAATAAATTACCATTTCGTTGACAATCTTATGTTATCTGTTAAAATAACCAAGTGGGGAGTTCCCACCAGTTAAAATTGACCAGGGGAGATCCCTGGGGAAAGTAGGAAGTATGGGTTTCAATGATCTAAAGAAGAAGTCTAAGTCTGGCATGGAAGATCTAATCAAGAAAATGGAAGATCAGACAAAGACAAAAGATTATAAGGATGACCGTTTTTGGCGTCCAGAGCAGGATAAGTCAGGAAACGGATTTGCAATTATTCGTTTTCTTCCTGCGGTAGATGGAGAAGATGTACCTTGGGTTAAGGTATATAATCACGCATTCCAAGGAACTGGTGGTTGGTATATTGAAAATTCACTCACCACTCTTGGACAAAAAGATCCAGTATCTGAAATGAATACCCAACTGTGGAATTCTGGTCTTGAATCCGATAAGGATCTTGCTCGTCAGCGTAAGCGCAAGTTGACTTATATTGCTAACATTTATGTTGTCTCTGATCCAGCAAATCCACAAAATGAAGGGAAGGTATTCCTTTATAAGTTTGGAACAAAGATCTTCGAGAAGATTCAAGAAGCAATGAAACCAGAGTTTAATGACGAAGAACCAGTTAATCCATTTGATTTCTGGAAGGGTGCTAATTTCCGCATTAAGATTCGTAAAGTTGGTGGATATACTAATTATGATAAGTCAGAATTTGATTCACAAACTGCTCTATCAGATGATGATGCTAAACTAGAAAAGATTTGGAAGTCGCAATATGCACTTCTACCACTAGTTGATGCATCTAACTTTAAGACATATGATGAACTAAAGACTAGACTTAACGAAGTTCTTGGTGGGGATATTCGTAATGTTGCACCAAATGCTAAGACTGCTGAAGATGTTTCAGATGACTTGCAAGAGAAGAAACCAACTCTTAAGTCAAAGAAACCAGTAGAAGAAGATGTTGATGAAGAGACTGATGCTCTCAGTTATTTTCAAAAATTAGCAGAACAATAAAATAGATAAATAAAATTTATCCAACAACAGTCCTCCAACTCGGAGGACTGTTTGTTTTTAGAATAACATAATTCATAGATGCGGATGTATCTTGAATAATGATATTATTTGTGTCTAGGGATTTTGTTTGTATGAATGGATCTGATGAAGTATCTACTGGTTCTGAAGATCTCAGAAGTTGTTGAGCACTATTATATCTTCCAAATTCTGCAGATTTATTTTCATTTTCTTCTTTAATTATTTCTCGTATTAATAATTTTAATTGATCACTGATCATGCTAGTTGATGTTGTGGTTGACGATATATTTGTTATCTTGTTGATATATTCTTTGTCAAAAATATTTGTGATATTTGATTGATTTACTTTTTCATTTATTGTATTTGTGTTTTGATTATTATTTACTGTGTTTATAGAATTATCAACAACAGAGTTCAAATTTTGCATTTGCTCTCCAGATATATTTGTTGTATCTTGGGTATTTGAATCAATTATAAATGTTTGATTATTGTTGCTTTCATTATTTGAAGTCATACTCAATTGACTACTATTAACAATATTATTT